CTTGTTCAGCTCTTTCTTCATCTCTTGTAGCGCTTTCACTTGCGATCCTAAGTTCTGTTAAAGTCTTTTCGGCTAATTGCAATTCCAAATTCTGTAATTCGGATCTTTCTTCCATTTCTCGAAGTTTGTTTAGCTGTTCTTCTTGTCTTTTAATTGCAATAGTTTCTTCTAATGTAACTTCTTTACTAAGTTCTTTTTGTCTAGCTAGTTCCTGTTCTGCTTGATCAACTTTCTTAACAGCGTCTTCTTCGCTTAACTTTGTGCTATTTAATTCTTCTAGCCTGTCACGTTCTTCCTGTTCTAGATCTATAATGTTTTGTTTTATATCTTCTATTTTTTGGTAAGCATTAAACACCTTATTAAGTGCGTCTATGCCTTTATCTTCTCTAAGTTTTATTAGTTCTTTTTCTTCATCTGATAATTCTTGTGTTACTTCTATTTGATCTTCTAGGGTATCTATTAAGTTATAGCTTTCTATTTCGTATCTATGCGCGTTTCTAATTTGATCTCTTGTGATCCTATCTTGTTCTTCTTGTTCTTCTGCTGATTTCCGTACGCTATCTGCATACTCTTTGTACATATTCGCTAAATTCTGATTTTTTATTTTCTCTTGCGCTCGTTCTAACGCTTTTGTTCCGATTTCAGCGTCATAGCTTGTACCTGTCAAGAAGTTCAATGCTTTAGTTATAAAGTTTATAGAATGTGCGAATTCTTCAGTATCAGGCACCCTTCCGATCATTATGTCTAAAAGCCCGTTAGTTACATCAATCGCGTGTGATAATGCAGGCGTCAATTCTTCTACAATGATTAGCCCAAGTTCTGAAAACTTATCGCCAGTTAAAATTAATTGACTTTTAAGACTTTCTAACTGATTACCTGCTACGTCTTCTGTAGTACCCCCGCTATCACGTAAAGCCTTTTCATATTCTCTGATCTTTTCTGTTGATCCTGATAAGATTTTGACTGCGTCAGCTACACCACGATTAAGACCTAACTGATCTAATGTACTTGCTTTAAGTTCATCGGACATAGGTTTAAGAACTCGATCTAATTCTTCAACAATGTCTGCGACGTTACGCATATTACCTTCGGCGTCAAACATTTCTAGTCCAAGTTTTGCGAACTCTTCCCCGTTCTTTGCTGTTGCTCTTGGTATATCTCTTAGGACTTGATTAAGTTTCTCGCCACCTTCTGCACCTTTTACACCTGCGTCAGCGAAGACAGCAAGAACAGCAACACCTTCTTCGATGTCTTTGTTAACAACTTTTAACGCGGATCCTGCTTTAGATGTTAAAGCCTCGGAAAATTGTTGAACGCTTGCGTTAGCTAATGTGTTTGCCTTAACAAGTACATCGGTTACACGTGTTAAGTTTTCTAAGTTTTGTCCTGCGTCAGATACAGTTAGTCCTAATGCGGATTGTGCGTCTGTAGCTAAGTCGGTAGCTGTCGCCATATCGAACATACCTGCTTGGGCGAACTTGGCGACTTGGGGTAAGGCTTGAATTTGTTGTTCAGCGTCTAAACCTGCTGACGCTAAGAAGAAGAATGATTGTGCTGTTTGTTCTGCCGAAAATGTTGTTGTTAGTGCTACTTCTCTTGCAGTCTTTTCCATAGCGCGTTGCTGTTGTTCGGTAGCGCTCATAATCGCTAGCGATTGTGTCATAGCGTCTTCAAAAGCGATAAACTCTCTGCCTGCTACTTGAAGGGCTTTTCCTAGGGCTACTGCACCTGCGACAGCAGTAGTTCCCATAGCTTTTCCGAATTTAGCTAATCCCTTAGATGATTTATCGCCTGTCTTACCGATCCCGTCTAATTGTCTTTTAGCAAGATCAGCGCCTTTAGTTACGATATTTAATACTATATTTGATACAGCCATTTAACGTCTGTTCCTTCTTTTCTTACTTTCCGCGTCTGCTAGTGCTTGGGATTTATCACGGGCTTTCTTTTCCCATAAATAGAAATAAGCCCATTCATTATATTCCTTAGCACTCATCTTAGTATGTAATTCCCCGACAGTCATTGATAGATCGCGGGCTAATCGAAAAGAAAAAGCTAAATCTGTATCGTGATCAAAACTGATCGGCGTCGTCCGCCGTACCCCCTAGACCATTTAACTTATTGATTTCGACAAAGATCTTATCAACAACCCTACTATCTTTTTTATAAAGTTCTTCGATAAGATCATCATCTAATTTTGGATCTGCAACACATTCTTTTAACATTTGTATTTGATAATCGAAAGCGTCTAGATCTGTTTCTTTAAGCATTCGACCTAATTTAACAGCCATGCCTTTAGACATGCCTTTAATTAAGATCGAAAAGCCCCATTCTTCTATATTAATTTCTTTTTCGGGTACATCAGGAAGACCTAAAATATCTTCCTTAGTTAACCTTATTGTTTTTTCACTCATTGTGCGTCCTTAATTATATTTAGTGTGTACCTCTAGTCAGAGCGTCTGAACATTGTAGATCTGCTGAATAAGCGACCACATCGCCGACGGGACTAGAAATAGCATAGTTCGTAAGAATACATTCGCCAGTATATTTAACATTACCGCCAGTTGTACCTTCAGGGGAATATTCAAAACTTAATGTCGCTGATTGTCCTAATACTGCGCCGAATATTGCGTCTGCAGTACTATCCCATAATCCGCTAACAGAAATTGTGCTGTCTTTTAATCCGACAATATATGTTTTATTGTCTTTTCCAAGAACTGTAGTTTCTGCAATATCGACGGTTTCAGGGAAATCAACATTATTTACATAAGCTGAAATATCTGTAAGTGATCCACTTGCGTCATCAAGTTTGAAAACACTATCTTTTCCATGTGTGAAAGCCATTTTTATCCTTTCTTAATTGTTACGTCCAAGACCGATTATAACATTAAAACTAGGTGTAGTACCTGTTAACGTATATTCGACCTTTAGATATCTATTAATCGTTGTACCTTTAGCAACGACTTTAACTTCGCTTGTTGCTGTCGTAGCTGTTGTAAAAGTAACCAAGTCAGCATAAGTACTGTCATCAGCACTATGCGTAATCTTGGCGTCTATGGTTGGTGCAGTTCCACTAGCAGAAGAAACGATAATGAACGCGCCACCACCGTTAGCCGTACTAGATCCGTTATCTCGTGCTGTGCCTGATCCTGTTGCTGAAACAGTTGCATTTTCAAGAACTGTCCCATTAAAGATCCCTTCGTCTGACTGAAAGTCAGCACTAAAAGCAACTATATCCCCTACTGGACTTGAAATCCCGTAGTTTGTAAAATTACCTTTTCCGAATGCTGTGTTATCTAGTGCGTCTAATCCGTCTAATCCTATTACTAATTCTTGATCTGATACGCCTAAACTTGCTGAGATTAGACCGTCAGAAGTTGCGTCATAAAATCCTGATAGGGAAATCTGTCCGTCTTTACCGCCCGAAATATATGTTTTACTGGATTTACCAAAAACTGTACTTTCTGCGACGTCTGCTGTTCTTGTAGCGTCGGCACTATTTAGATAGCTACTTATTTCACTACTGTTTAAAAAAACTTTTGTATCTTTACCGTGTTTAAAAGCCATTATCTCTTATTCCTTCTTCTAGATGATCCTGATCTAGATCTTCTATTGGTGCCTGATCTTGATCCTGAACGTCCATATCCTTTATTGTTCATATTACTATTCTTCTTCTTTTTTTCCTAGTTGTTCCATTACTTCTTCTTGGTATTTCTTTTTATCAACCTTAATTACTAGCCCCTGATCTAGTAACCATTTTGCAGGTTTTTTGTCAATGACATCGCCTGCGTTAATATCTTTACCATTCATTTTTAAATTTACTTTAGCTATAAACATAATCTATCTATCCTATCACTTCTACTAAAAATTCTACGCCTAATAAGTCAGTATTATTTAACTCGAAAGCGCCGTAATCCCTTACTTCTGTAACTCTAACAGAAGACGCAACGCCACCCAACGTCTTATCGCTTTCTATTGCAGATTTCATAGAATTAGATCCTGTAGTTTTAATAAACTGATCTAAGGTTTCTTGGCTATCTTGATCGTCCACGTTAGCTACATAAAGTCTAACAGGAATTAAGTATTTATCTGATCCCCTAGCCATTGTTGTATCGTATTCAAGTGTTTCTAAAACGCCAACAACAACTATTGGTGGCTCAGCTCTATGCGGGACATAGGAATAAACAGAAACTATGGTTATATTATTCGATATGTTTGTCGCTATTCCCGATCTTATTTGTGTTAAAGTCGCCATGACTAGATGATAGCATAGATCTTCTTTTCACATCTTCTTTGATCCATGACTTTAGATCTTCAGATAATCCACCCTGAAAGAAAGTCCAAAGATCTAATAGTATGCGTTTCATTACATTTCCCTTTCACTTTTTATTATCATTGGCGGGGGGATCAGCCCCGCCATTTTTTAAAGATCTATATTCTATACGGCACGGATCTTACGACAACCCTTTCGGCTGACGGTAGATCTAGTGAATTATAAAATACTGTATCACAACCGTTTCCAGTATATGCGAAACGCTTTACGCTACACGGCTTGCAAGTTGTAATTCGTGTTTTTGCTCTTGTATTAAAAGCAGAAACGTCGCAAGTAGTTTTTGTTTCGCCACTAGGACAATGAACTTTACGTTCACGCTTAGTAGGAACTTCAGCAGGTATAGTCAATGCCCGACGCATAGCGTTAGGAATTGTACTGCTATAACTACAAGTACAAGATTTACAATGTACCCCCATAACACCCCCTTTCAAAGTATTAGATTTAGAAGTTTTTATTGTCATTACTTAATTAACCTTTCTAATCTTTTGATCTTGTCTTGTAAATCTTTTTGTACATCTTCAGCGATCCACTCTTGATGTACTTCGTTGCCCCACTCTGTACGTTGTCCAGTCTTTGGATTATGCGCCCATGAATATTCAGATCCCCAAGAAGTAGTAACGTAGATTTTGATCATTCCAAAATCAGCGACAGTAATTTTAATGTCCATGACTTTTATTTTTTTTAGGCTATCAGTAAATTTATCGACGTAAACTTTTTTATCAACAAGATCACTAAAGTCCCAACCCCTGTTAGTTAAATTTGTATTAAGCCAGTTAACCGCTTTCCATGCGGTGCCTGTGTGAGGGTGGTTAAGATCGTGATATTCATTGATACCGTTGATGTTGTCTAATCCGATTTTGTAGTAACTCATTGTTTCCCCTTTATGTTTTTACTTATACTAAGTATCTTAATCGAAGATTAAATATAATGCAAGTACCTTTTTCGATTAATAAAAAGAAAAGGGAAGTTTTTACACTTCCCTTCCTTTCAGCCTAGTTCCGTTTACTTAGATACAAGCTGATCAATTTTAGTTATTACTTCGTCTTCAGTCAGATCAATAGTTGTACATTTTCCTGACATAAAGTCTGCATACCTTTTTATATTAATAAATTCAGGATAGTAAGGGCGGGCTATCTTGAATAATGGAACTATTTGTTTATATTTGTCGTTAGCTAATCTTGTGAAAGTTTCGTTACAAGAATATAGAAACCATTCTTGTAGTAACTTTTCTAACTTAACTTCAATTTCTTTGAAGATAGTTATTTCCCTTCCTTGATTTTCCGTGTCGTATATTTTTAGCATTTTATTTCCTTAATTTACTAAATCCCCTTTTGAGATTTTTTTACTCTATATATA